TAAATCTTACTCCAGATCTTGACCTTAAATCAATTCTAGAGTATGCACCTATCAATATATTAGAAAATATAGAGAAGGTAAAGAGATTAAATCGTTCTTTCCAAAATTAGGAATTCCGCGAGACACCAAAGAGTACTGAGATTCAGTAGACATTCAGCCACACTGATCATCGAAAAGTGGTCCTCACGGACACTCTTCTTTGACCAGTATAGTTGAAATTGAAAGCTATACTCCAAAAGAATGAGATGATATTGAGAACCTAGGTTCCAAATATTTACTCATCTTTTCGGATTATAGACAAATCAAATGACTAAAGGATTTCAGTACCTCTGAAGGAAGCTCAAAAGTATACAAGAGACGCTTATCAGCTATAGCTGATTATGAGGGTAAAACCCGAACAATCGCTATAGGAGATTGAACGTCTCAAGTATACCTGAAGCCTTTACATGCGAGAATTATGAAAGTTCTAAAACAATTAGATACTGACTTAACTTTTCGACATGAAAGTCTTCCAAGAATTGTGAAAGTATACTGAGACAAAAGTCAAAAGTTAGGAATTAAAGATCTTCTTTCCTTAACAGGATTGGAGAAATATAATCCCTTTTCAATTGACCTAGTTTCAGCAACTGACAGAATTCCGGTTGATCTTTCAACAGTAGTCCTATCCTTGCTATGAGACAGTGATGAACTGGCTCAAGCTTGGAAAAGACTAATGGTGTCTTGACCGTTCGCCACGCCGAAAGACAGAAACTTAAGCGAACGGAAAATGGTTAATTATGCTATAGGACAACCCATGGGACTATATAGTTCCTGGGCAACCTTAGCAATAACTAATCATGTTCTTGTTCGCTTAGCAGCTAACCGGCTGGGGTTTGACAATTTCTCAGACTATTTGGTTCTTGGAGATGACATAGTCATCTTCAGTCCCCAAGTAGGTTGAGAATACGTCAACTTAATGAAGTCTATAGGTGTTTCAACGAAACCCGAAGACTCCATTAATCCAAAGACGAATCACTCTCTTGAAATGGCTAAACGCCTATTCAGGAGAGGGGTTGAAATTAGCCCGATACCACTAAGTTTAGAGAAAACAAATTTAGGTTTATTTTCTTTATATCTTAGTGATAGAGGTGTCTTGTTTCCTCTGAAAGCTTTGTATCCCGG